GTCCAGTGAGTTCGGCCATGATTCGGCGATAGCTTGACGTAGCGGATCTACTTTGTACTCCATATGGAAGTCGGGCATATACTTCTTTATATTGTTATAAATAATTTCCGGATCAAAACTCATTGAAGCAATGTTGAACGAATTGCGATGAATTAGTTTGTCGGGATTCGCTTCCATGATTTCAATGGCTGCACGTAAACCGTCAGGCATATACATCATATCCATGAATGTACCGGCTGCAATAGGACATTCAAATTTTTCACCTTTTACAGCCGAATAATAGATGTCTACAGCATAATCAGTGGTCCCGCCACCCGGAGGTGTGACATACGAAATTAATCCGGGGAAACGAACGGAGCGGGTATCTACGCCAAAACGGATATGGTAATAATCGCTCAGTAATTCTCCTGATACTTTTGTAACGCCATACATGGTACGCGGATTACGGATAGTGTCTTGCGGGGTCTTGTCTTTAGGGGTGTTGTTGCCGAAGACACCGATAGAACTTGGGGTAAATACGGCGCAACCCATTTCGCGTGCTACTTCCAATACGTTGAACAGGCCTCCCATGCCTATTTTCCATGCTAGTTGAGGTTTGGCTTCTGCTACAGCCGATAGTAAGGCTGCCAGGTTGTAAATGGTGTCGATGTTGTACTTTGATACAGTTTCGGCAATTTGTTGTTCGTTGGTGATATCTACGATGGCAGAAGGGCCTGATTCTTTTAATTCCCCTTTAGGCTCAGCACCGGGAATATATCCGGCTACGATATTACCATTGTAAATACTTCTCAATTTCATGGTTAGTTCCGAACCGATCTGACCGGTGGAGCCGATAATTAATACATTTTTCATAGTTTGCTATTTGCTTTAAGTTTTCTTTTGGAAGCAAAGATAGATAGAAAACTGCATATTTTATCAAAATTTTCTCTATAATTTAATCGGATATCAAAAAAAAATAAGAACTTTGTCAAGTCAGACTGATTTTTAAACTTAAACTATATACTTAATAAAAAAACAAAGCTATGTATGGTAAAATGAAGGAGTTCCTTGCGAAGGAACTGGCTGATATTAAGGCAGCCGGATTGTATAAAAATGAACGTATAATTACCACACCTCAGCGTGCGGACATCAAGGTGAATGACGGAGAAGATGTGTTGAACTTTTGTGCCAACAATTATTTAGGTTTGTCAGATAATCAACGCTTGATCAATGCTGCCAAAGAGGCGATGGACACACATGGCTTCGGTATGTCTTCCGTACGCTTTATCTGTGGAACTCAGGATTTGCACAAACAGCTGGAAGCTGCCATTTCTGATTATTTTAAAACAGAAGATACTATACTTTATGCAGCTTGTTTTGATGCTAACGGTGGTTTGTTCGAACCGCTGTTTACAGAAGAAGACGCTATTATTTCAGATGCGTTGAATCATGCATCTATTATAGATGGTGTACGCTTGTGTAAGGCAAAACGCTATCGTTATGCCAATGCTGATATGGCTGACCTGGAACGTTGTTTGCAGGAAGCGCAGGCACAGCGTCATCGTATTATTGCTACAGATGGTGTATTCTCGATGGATGGTAATGTGGCTCCATTGGATAAGATTTGTGAACTGGCGGAAAAATATGACGCGTTGGTAATGGTGGATGAATCTCATTCGGCCGGTGTGGTAGGTCCTACAGGGCATGGCGTGGCCGAACAGTTTAATGCATACGGGCGTGTGGATATCTTTACTGGTACATTAGGTAAAGCATTTGGTGGGGCAATGGGAGGATTTACCACCGGTAAGAAAGAAATTATTGATATGTTGCGCCAGCGTTCCCGTCCTTATTTATTCTCTAATTCTGTAGCTCCTGCCATTATCGGTGCTAGTCTGGAAATGTTTAAGATATTGAAAGAAAGTGATGCTTTGCATACTAAGCTGATGGATAATGTGAATTATTTCCGTGACAGGATGCTGGCTGCCGGTTTTGACATCAAACCAACTCAGAGCGCGATTTGTGCTGTGATGCTTTATGATGCGAAACTGTCTCAGGATTTTGCCGCCAAGATGCAGAAAGAGGGCATATATGTAACCGGTTTCTATTATCCGGTTGTTCCGAAAGGACAGGCACGTATCCGTGTCCAGTTGTCTGCCGGGCATGAAAAGGCACATTTGGATAAGGCAATTGCTGCATTTATTAAAGTGGGCAAAGAACTTGGGGTGATTAAATAAGCAGATTTGAAAACTATCCAGTAAAATAAGAGCAGTAAACGGTTGTATAACAATTGTTTACTGCTCTTTGTAGCCCCGAGGGGAATCGAACCCCTATCTAAAGTTTAGGAAACTTCTAACCCAACTTTGAGTATCAATCACTTGCGAGGTTATTTTAATTTTTCGTAGAACTATAGTAGAACTTTTGTATTTTTGTTGAATACCCCTGCCTCTCCAAAAGAAGAATACAGGGGTACAATGCAACACCGATTTTCAGAATCGGCACTGCAAAGATATGACTTTTATTTCAAAGGACAAAGAAAAACCGGGCGCACTTCACAGCGAACCCGGCTCAGAACAATAGTTCTACTCTATTACTAACACCTAATCATTTCTTTTTCCGTTTCTTTAATTCTATATATTCCGAATACACTATTTTGGTATGGGGATTGCTACTTACAATTTCTTGCCTAATAGCCTTTGTTCCCCATCGGAAAAACAACCATTGCTTAGGCACTCTATGCACTACTTGAAATAGGGTATCTACAGATTGTATGCGTAAATCCAGTTTCTTATCGAGCATGATTAAGCCATCAACATTTATCCACGGGTCTTTCCATCGTATCGCTTGGACTTTAAGATAGGATGTATCACGGTATATAATACTATCCTTAACTATGGTTTGTACCTCCACCTCCGTTTTTGTCGCAGTCGTGGAAGCCGCTTGCAACCTCTTTACTTTCAGGTCAAGTTCCTTAACGGTATTCGTCAAGTCAGCACAATGCTTTTCCACCTCAGACTTGGATAAAGTCAATGCCTGTACAGAGGCAGCGGATTTCCCGGATTCTGTTTGGTAAAATTCGACTTTCTCCAACAAGGCGGTTTGGTTGCCATCCAACCTTTCCTTTTCTGATTTCAACTTGGAACAATAAGCCCATAGCCCAAAGGTAGCCGCCATCAAAAGCCCACAGAGGGCGATTAATATCAAAAACGCTTTATTTCTCATATTCTTTGATGTATTGGATTATACCCTCTACGTGGGTGTTCACAATGTTTTGTTTCCCCTCCATAGATGTAAGGTAAGCAATATCCTCCTTGTTATCCATGAAGAAATTTTCCGTCAGCACTGCCGGACATTTCGTCTTGGAAAGGATGTAGAAATTTTCCTCCCAATCCGGGTCGCCATCCGAATAGTCACGCCTAATCTTTTGCCCGGTAATAAAGCAAGCGGCAGCATCATACATTCGGTTTGCCAGTTCGTCAGCTTTCGTTTTGCCCTTAGTAGTATAGGCAGACCACCCACGGGCATTCATCCATTCGCCACTCCCGGCAGCATTGCAGTGGATGGAAACAAGCAACACGTTATTAGCCCCATATCTGGCGCAAACCTCGTTCACACGCCTTGCACGTTCAGCCAAAGGCACGTCCAAGCTCTCCTTAACAATGCGTTCCGCTACATAGCCACGTTTAGCCAGTTCACGCACGACTTCATCCGCAATTTCTCTCGTATAGGCATATTCTCTGAAAGTTCCATCCGGGCTGCGTTTACCCGGTGTATTTTCTCCATGCCCATTGTCTATAAGTATCTTCATTCTTGATTCAATTTATGGTAAAAATCTATTTTTATACGGTCATAAACCGTCTGTACATTGGTATAAGTCCTGCCGTTATTCACGCTTTCAGCATATACCTCACTCAATACGCATTGCTCCACCCACTCAATCCATTCGGGGGACGTGTAGCTGGATAAGCGTTTGCCCCGATAGGTATAGTAGTCAAACCTGCTATTCCTATCTTCGTGCAAGTTCATTATCAATGTGTGTATCTTAGCCTTTGTAGCTTCATGGTCGGCTATGTGGTTTTCCTCTCTCACTTTCCGAATAATCTGGCACACCCTTTCTATAGCAAGGTCAAAGTATATACCCGAAGTATTCTTTATCCTTAGCTGCGTTTCCGGGCGCAACCCCTCCGCAATATCCGTAAGCATATCATTCTGATTCTTGGTTTCCGTCAGAAGTTCGGCTACCATAGACTGATTGCCTTTAATCATGCCGTTAATGATAGACTTGAACCACTTGAAACAAGCTATCATAAGTGCAGCCGCCAAACAGAGGAACACAGCGCACACTATCACCATAAAGCCAAAATCGCTTATGCCTTGTGCCACTTTTAAACTTTCTTCCATCATCGGTTTTTCTTATACTTGTTTCGCTTGTAATACTCAAAGTTATCTCTATCCTCCTGCGTGATTGGAGTATTCGGTGGAAAGAACTTAAACCCATACATCGTTCCATAGCGTACCACTTTGATAACGGCACGAAACGGATATTTGCGCTTCGGGTCTAAAACAACATCTTTCAACTTCTTGCTGTCAGTATAGAAAGCGGATGCACCGATACCTTCGCCATAGGCGATAAGTGTTCTCGTTCCGTTCTCTGTCTGTCTTTCCTTACACCCCGTAAACACCGTGACCTCATTAATCACGGCATCTACTGAGGTATATTCACAATCGAAAATATCTTCATTCAAGGATTCAGTTTCCTCAAAGTCCACTACTTCGTTCATAAGTCCATCGGTATGTTATAGGTTTCACAATCGGCATCTACCATTTCACGAATAGCCAAACGGTCTTTCAAAAAGTCCTCATAGGGGGCTTTCGCACTTTCGGCAAGCAAGCCCAGCATGGCAGACTGATATTCGTTTACCAGCTTACTTTCTGTCTTAGCCGGGTATTTTGCAGTAAGCAACGTACTGAAAATATTATCAGCCGTCTTAGGATATTCCACCCTCACGCTGTCATATTGGAACATCGTGCCAGTGGCACGTTCCACATCAGTCGTAATCTCAATGCTACCCTCTTTGTCGGCAATAACCTTAACCTCTTTGATATTATGGTTATAAAGGAACGTTCCCTGCCCGTTATTAAGAGAGTCTATCACTTCCGGCTTAGTCTTAGCCAGCAACCCTGTAGTCAAAACATTTGCTTCCATCGTTCAAACAATTATTAAAAATGAATTTACTGTGTTCCTCCGAGCATCTGATTATCCAGCCATATTCAGACGGGAAGAGGTGTTTAATATCCGTTTCATCTTTGATTTCGTATTTATTGATGGTGCGGTGGAATTTCTTATAAAACCTTTTCAGAATACCGCTTCTTAGCAATATGCCGTAATGGTTTTGTTTGAATCCCACATAATCAATGCTACGAGCATCAACCGGGAATATCTGCCAGTTGCTTTTAATCTCTACTTTCAATTCGCCACCCAAGTAAAGCCCCATCATGTCGAGTACGAAATGCAGTGCCTCTTTGTCAGCGCATAGTATCACCATATCATCCATATAGCGATAGTAGTAGATTTTCACTCCAAAACGCTTCATCACTATCTTAGCCAGTTCCTCTTTAACCCAATGGTCGAAGTATGCCAAATAGAGATTAGCAAAATATTGGCTTGTGAAATTGCCTATTGGCAGCCCTTTGTCTTTACCGTTACTATCTATTATCTTATCCAACAGCCTTAGCAGTTGTTCGTCCGCTATGGTGTAGCGGATTATCTTTTTCAATGCTACGTGGTCTATGTTATCATAGAACTTCTTGATGTCAATCTTCAAACAGAATCGTGTACCCATTCTGTCTATGATTAAAGCCGTATGCACATCCTCCATACATTTATGAATACCACGCCCTTTGATACAAGCGTATGTGTTCGCAATGAAGAAGTTAGTCCAGTAACGCCCCAACACATTAATAATGCAATGGTGTACTATCCTGTCCGGGAAGAACGGGGCAATCATAATCACCCTTTCTTTCGGCTCATATATAACCTTAATCCGATACTCTCCGGGGGTATAAGTTTCATTGCGCAAGTCCCAGTACAAGCCATCCAAATTCTCCAAAATATTCTCGTTGAACTTGGTTATTTCGGTACGCTCTCCTTTGCCTTGCTGTGCCTTATATTGCGCCCGTATGAGGTTGGAGCATTCATATATCAGGTGATAGACATTCTTAATCTTCTTAGCTTGGGAAATGAATATCTTTCCTGTATCACCGACATATAAACCGCAATCCTCAAAATCCGAGTATTGATAAAAGCAGGTATCAGCCGTATAACATAACCCGTATTCAGTCTTTACTACACCCATTTGTGCCGTTGTTCTAAAACAGAGCTTTCAATTACTTACTTGCACCGTCCTAATCCATATTATTTTACCAACTATCAGACGTGCCGATAGTCCCTGTGAGGTAAGGGCGTGGCAGCAACAGTTATAAGTTGAAACCACGGTAAAAGCGGAACCCAATGTACGCAATCGCACTCGAGGAACGATTACTCGCACCCAGATAACCGAAACCCGCATACGCACCAAGATCCGCAGCCGCAGACAAAAGGGCACCAGCCGCCACAACCCTGTTATGTTTTTATTTTTTCAATCCAACGCCATTTTCGTTGCTCCGTTCACCGAGTTTTGCAGTCCGTCAAAAACGGCACAAGCGGAACCCAAGGTTCGCAATCGCAGTCGAGGAACGATGACCCGCATACAGACAACCGAAACCCGCAATCGCACCACCACCCGCATTCGCAGACAAAAGGGCACCATACCAGCCAGCAGTAAAGCTGGAATCATCAGCAGGCGTATAGTAATAATCACAATAGCCCTTATTACTTGCACCTCCTACCTTTTCGGCAAAGGAATAGCCCTTAGCGGAATGAGCCATAGAAAGTACATATCCGTCAGTTCTTGGGAACTCCGTAATAGCTTCATATCCGGCAGGCACGGTAGTTGCACTGTCTGAATGAGAGGTGAATTTGGTCGGGTCTTCACATACATAGGCAATAGAAACATCAGCCTTATGCCAAACCAACACATCATCAGCAAGCAGCCACAAATATTCAAAAGGAGTCTCCAAACCACGGTAAGAGGTTACTTGTACCACCTTATCGCCACCAGTCCATCCCTTGATAGTGTAGGACACCTTACCCGTGTTGTTTCCAAGCGTTGCAGTAACACCACAAGGTACAAACGGTTTATAGCCGCCCCATGTATTGTAGATACTAATTGAAAAGTGCGCTGTATTCTAATTGAAAAGAGCTCCATCCATAACTTGTTACAAAATTACTATAAGTTTAAAATATTCATTTAT